AAGTTGCCGGACTGCTGATAAAGTGTACATTTTTCAAACGCAAGAATAAAGTCGCCAGCCACACCAGCAGCATGACTGTATTCATGCCCAAAATCCCGGCTAAGACCAGAAAAAAGTTCAGCCCCTGATTGTCCATCAAAAGATAAGTGCTGGAAAAACCGACCGTAAACAACAACGTCGCCGCAACAACCCAAAGCCAAAATGAGCCTGTCTCCACCTGTTGCAATACATATTTCAAATGCTGGTCGCGGTCAATAATTTGGGCACGGCGTATCAGTTTTTCCTCGTTGCCGCCATCAATATGTCGCAACGNNGGATTCAACATAAATGATAGGCCGTCTGAAAGATACAATGGAAACAGCTGTAAAAGCAGTTTCGATTTCGAATGGGGTGTATAGTAGTGGAATAGATGTAAAAAAAGCAGCCCGAAAGCTGCTCATTTTTAGTGTGGTGCGGACGGAGTGCAATAAAACAGCAAATTGATTATAGTAGATTATGATTGATTTTAATAGATTATACATATAAATCAATCTTATATCTGCACCATTCAATCATTTATGATTGATTAGGATTGATTATAACATATAATGCCGTGTCCCCTCACTGTCCCAATAATATACCAATGGCAACCATCGAAAAGCGTAACGGAAAATATCGCGTCAAAGTCCGTCTGAAAGGCGTTACCAAGTCAGAAACATTTGCCCTAAAGTCTGATGCCGTTGCATGGGCAGCGCGGACTGAAGCGGCAATCTTGGACGGCGTACAAGGTAATGCGCCTAAAAGCCTATATTTTGCCGATTTGCTGACACGATACCGGGATGAAATCACGCCTACGAAGCGAGGCAATAGGGCGGAAAAATACCGGCTGAATCGTGCGTTACGATCCGATTTGGCCGATATAAAAGTCAGTGATTTGCGCCCCCATCATTTTGCCCAATGGCGCGATAATCGCAAAAAAGAAGTACAGGAAGCCACTGTCAGACGTGAGCTTGAAACACTGTCGGCCGTCTGTCAAATGGCGGTCAAAGAATGGGGGCTTTTGCCGTCAAATCCTCTATTGCAAATCAGACGGCCCGGCAAAGGCAAGGCGCGAAACTACATACCGCCAGATGATATTGTCTTGGCTGTCGTGCGTGAGCTTGGTGTGGCTGATGGCGTGCCGATAATCACGGTAAAACAGCGCATCGGATTGGCTGTCTTGTTTGCGATTGAGACGGCCATGCGTGCCGGGGAAATCTGTAACATGGTTTGGCGTGATGTGCATTTGAGCAGGCGCGTGGTGCATTTGCCAATGACAAAAAACGGTAGCAGTCGAGACGTGCCGCTGTCTAAAAAGGCTATGGCGATATTGGATAGACTGCCACGCTCTGAGAGTGGGTCTGTGTTTGATATAAGCTCACACACGCTTGACGTTATGTTTAGACGTGCAAGGGCAAAAGTTGAAGGGGCTGAGGTCTTCCATTTCCACGATACGCGCCATAAAGCCCTTACGCGCATGGCGGCGAAGGTTGAGCCTATGCAACTGGCTAAAATCAGCGGCCATAAGGATTTGAGAATCCTGCTCAACGTGTACTATAACCCTGATATCGGCGAACTTGCCGATTTGCTGGATTGAAAAAACCGCCTGTTACGGCGGTTTCTCTATTTTTGACGGCGGCGGCGGATAAATTCGTGTACTTCCGCTTCCGGCCATAAGAATTTACGCGGCGAGATAACAAAAGGCTTCGGAAAGCCTGCCTGCTTGCACGTTTGATTTACGAATGTTGTGCGTTTGACGTGTAGCAGGTCGGCGCATTCTTGGGCTGTGAGGTACATTCAAAGATCCTTTTATTACTTGCAATATAAGCAAAAATCTAAAATATCAAGAAAGAAGCTATTGGCGTGTTTGATAGTTGATTTTGCATATTTGAAGGGACTTACTGGGGCATATTTACCACTAGATAATCTCTTCAAAATCAAAAGAATAGGATATGAGGCCAAAAGGAATAAGAAGAAGAAAATCCGCGCCAAAATTAGTAATACCAAAGCTGCAAAAGATGACAATACTGATACAGCTAATGGTATCAAGAATAGTATTAAAAAAATATTATCTACTGTTTTGATTACTGTTTTATTTTCAAAATCAATTTTCATCTTCTTGCCTTTCGTATCTTCATCAGGCGGTATTTCCGCCGCCTGTCGGATTGGTAGTTATTCAGCCGCCGGCGCATGGCTCTTAATAAATGTAAACCAATGTGTGCTGGTTTGGTTTGCTTTATGTTTTCTTGTCACATGCCCAAAAAGTGGGGTTTCGTCAGTGAGAGAAAGGATTTCTTTTACGGATATTTGATTTTCGTTCCATTTAAAAATCAATATCCCGCCCTCTTCCAATACTCGGAAACATTCTGAAAATCCTTTTTTAATGTCGTCTTTCCAGCATTCCCCAAGCTTCCCGTATTTTTTGGCCAACCATGATTTTTTTCCAGCTCGTATTAAATGCGGTGGGTCAAAAACTACAAGGCGAAAACTCTCGTCATTAAAAGGAAGGTTTGTAAAGTCCATTTTGATGTCCGGCTTTACCTCTAAGTAACGAACTGAATCACGGTCTTTAAGGTAATGCTCTTCTTGTCTAATATCTCCAAACAAAACTCGCTGGTCTTGTTTGTCAAAATACATCATGCGGCTGCCGCAACATGGGTCAAGTATTTTCATTTTCATTTGCTTTCATTTCATGAACCGTCCTCTCAACGGCTCGGACGTTTTAGGCCTTCTGCCTGTGGGTGTTATCGTTTGCTTTCGATGTGTGCCATAGCAACATCGATGGCTTCGCGAATGTCGTTGCTTGTAGCTGCCAATAACTCGAAATGGTCTTCCTGCTTATGAATAACGGCATTGTGGGTGGGGTGTATATCGCCGTCTTCATCGCAAAGCTTTTTGGTTAATGCACAATCATTTTCCGCTAACCAATCAAGGCGAACGGTGTCAGGGTGTGGGACGATTTCAAACTCGTCATCATCATAAAAACCAGACACCGAGTTACCCTCAAAAAAAACCAAAACCGATTGAAAACTTATACCAGCTACAACGCCGACCGCGCCGTCTGACTTTCTCTTCACGCGGCTGCCGAATTTAAATTTATGAGTCATTTTTTAATCCCTACCGTTAATGTATTCTTCAATAATTCTTGTGGCTTCGATTAACTTTTCTTCGCCAAGTTTTAATTCATAAATTAATGATTCAAAATCATTAATTGCATTTTTTACTGTAGCTTGTATTTCTTCTACGTAGAACTCGTAGTTATCGGCCTCTTTTAAAGCGTCATCACATAATTCATCAATATTTTTTAATGAATCTTTCACGTCTTTTAAATAACTCATTTTTTACTCCATTAGTTTAAAATGGCACGTCGTCCGAAATA